AGCTTCGTTGGCCCAGACCATCCTCTCTATGATACGCTACCTTCTGGAGGGGACGAAACTGGCGGGTTTGATGACCCTCCTATTGCGCCTCCTCCTCCTATTGCGCCTCCTCCTCCTATTGCGCCTCCTCCGCCTCCGCCCTTGGACCCTGGCCCTATGTTTCCTACTCCTACATCGCGCCCGGTAATTCCTACTGGTCCTATGTCTCCGACAAACGATTCGACACAAGGTATATGGAACCCCTTCTTTCAAAGATATATTACCCCGGAGGAAGATGCTGGACTTAAAAAGAGCGTCAGGGATAACCCAGACATCATATATCAAGCAGCGCCTGACTTTGACGACGAAGACATATCAATTGACGAGGGGCTGGCCAAGGTTAATCCGTTTGTTTCGACGGCGCCTGAAGATTCGTTTCAAGCGGAGTTTTTGCAGTTACAGGCTGATAATCCTGGGGACCCGAGGTACGCGGGCGAAGTACCGGACTACGTTGCGCCGGAGGAGATTCAGCTTGGGCTTGATAATCCTGGGGACCCGAGGTTTTATCAGGGGATCATGAGTCAGGCACCATCGAGCATGACTGATCCTGGGATGATGGGGATGATGCAGTCTCCGATGCAGCAGAGTTCATCACAGCGGCAGAGCAGTCCGTTTGGCGGCAACTTTGCGAGTTACTTAACTGGGAGCATGGGTGGTTTTGGCGGCGGCGGCGGCATGAGTGGTTACGGCGGCATGGGCACTGGCATGAGTGCGGGGGGTGGCATTATGTCGATGGCTAACCCGATGCAACGGCAGATGTCGATGATGCCTCAACAGATGATGCAGCAGGGCGGCTATGCTCCTCGTCCGCAGCAGCAGTTTTTAACCCGAAATGGGGAGAGTGCTGGTTACGGCGGTCAGTTGGGTTCTCAGAACAATCAGCAGAGTATTTATGGCCAGCAGCAGTTTAACAGTCCGTTTGGCGGGGCGTCACGCGGCTATTACGCTTGATCTAGCTTAGTGGTTTGAGATGTGTTACACGGGGTTAAACCCACGGAAGGGAACGAACAATGTATAAGTACAACATGGGCGGCACTGTTCCGCGTGAGACTACGATTGGCGGCCAGCGTCACAACTTAGCGTACATCAATCCTTTCGAGGAGGACTTGTTGAACACTCAGTACCGAGGCGGTGAGGGCCAAGCTATGGCCCCGTTTGCCGGTCCTGGGGGCGTTCCAGCTTATCCTCCTAGTGGTTTTAATTGGAGTGGCAAAAGCGTTATTACTAGCAGCAATCCAAATTCAACAGCCACCAAAAGCAATCCAACAGCCACCAAAAGCAGTGGTTTTGGTGGCGGCAGTACTTACAACCCTGACAACTATTCGGGCTCTTCTGGAAAGACTTCTGTATCTGGAGGTCGTGGCAATATTGTGGAAAAACCAGGGGCGCGGAATACGGCTTATAAAAATCTGATGGCTACCTCTAACAACGACGACGACCGTGGCCCTGTTTTTACAACACCAGCGGCAACCTCTGCTGGAGGCAGCGCAACCTCGACCGCGGATAAGATTGCAGCCGCAAAAATACTTAGAGAGGCGAAGAAGATCACGCCCCTAGAGTCACTCGCGAACTTCTTTACCCAAGGCAGCGGCCCGGATAACGAAGGCTCTGACTTCATGAAATATAATGAGTCTGGTGAGCTTGTATATGAGATAGGCCACCCAACAGGAAAAGCAGGCGAGCTTGTTGACCCCAACAAAACAAACTCATTTGGGTTTAAGGTTGGCATGGCCAACTCCAACGCCAATGACGCCGAACCTGGAAGATTTAACCAAGGCATAGGCTCTGGGATCAAGACGGACTTGGACATGGCGTTTGCCGCGGGCTTCGGAACCCCCGAGCAACAAGAAATGAATTTGAGACTAGCGGGCTACAGCAAGGAAGATGCCGCTGCGTTTGCCGCGAGAACGAAAGACACGATGGCTCGAAACGCAGCTAACCCTATGCAGATGGGCGACGGAGACGGAGATTCGCAAGCGGGCGTCGGAGTAGGGGGCATTGACCCTTTCGCGTTTACTGGCGGCGGCACCCCTGGAAAAGCGGCTGCCGATCCTTGCCCCGAGGGGTTCATAATGGATCCTGCGACCAACGCCTGTGTGCCTATGGACGATACAAACAGCGGCTACCTTGGATTACCGAGTTACGTTACGCCGAACCCCAGCGTTCCACTTACGGACTTTTCTCAGCCCGCGGTCCTTGGACAGCCTAACTTACAGCCATACGCTCCGATTAGTTCTGGGACCGGCGGCAATTTCATCCAAGGCTCCAATCGGAATAACTTCAACCGAGGCGGCCCTGTTGGTGGGATCATGGATCTTCTAAGGTAGTGAACTTACAAGCTCTACCAGAGGAAGCCTTAAAAGAAATACTAGCCTTAACTGAGGCTCGAAAGAACATGGACTTGCGTGAGAAGGCTCACGACAACTTCATGCCGTTTGTTCATCATGTGTATGACAACTTCATCGAGGGCCAGCACCACCGTGTGATTGCTGAAAAACTTGAGGCCGTGGCCCGAGGAGAGCTCAAGCGTTTAATTATCAACATGCCTCCTCGGCATTCTAAGTCTGAGTTTGCAAGTTACTTGATGCCTGCTTGGTTTCTGGGCAGGAACCCAAAGCTAAAAATCATCCAAGCTACACACAATACGGAGCTTGCGGTACGGTTTGGACGCAAAGTGAGGGACTTAATTGATGACCCTGAGTACAAAACTATCTTCCCTGAGACAAACCTTAAAGACGACAACAAGGGTGCGGGTAAATGGGGCACTGACAAGGGCGCAGAGTACTTTGCGGCGGGTGTTGGGGCTGCGATTACGGGCCGTGGTGCTGACTTGCTGGTCATTGACGACCCTCATTCGGAACAAGATGCGTTAAGCGAGACTGCATTCGACCACGCATACGAGTGGTACACCTCTGGCCCCCGTCAGCGTCTCCAACCTGGCGGCTCGATCATCATTGTTATGACAAGGTGGGGAAAAAAAGACTTGACAGGGCGATTATTGGCCCAGCAGGGCAGTGATGTCATGTCTGACAAGTGGGATGTGGTGGAATTTCCTGCAATTCTGCCCAGTGACAAGCCACTTTGGCCGGAGTTCTGGGATAAAGACGCATTATTGTCGATCAAGGCGTCCTTGCCGGCTAGTAAGTGGAACGCGCAGTGGCAACAGCAGCCCACGGCCTCCGAATCAGCGATAATCAAGCGCGAATGGTGGCAAACGTGGGACCGTCCTACGATTCCGCCGTTGAAGTACATACTTCAGGCGTATGACACGGCGTTTTCCAAGAAGCAGACGGCTGACTACTCTGCAATCACGACTTGGGGGGTGTTTCAGCCTGAAGAAGGGGGCGCGGACCACGTTATTTTGATGGATGCGCGCCGTGGCAGGTGGAATTTCCCTGAATTAAAGGAGGTTGCCTTTGAGGAGTACGAGTATTGGGAGCCGGATATGGTGTTGGTGGAGGCGAAAGCGACGGGTACACCGCTCATTGACGAGTTAAGGTTGCGCGGGATACCAGCATTGGGCTTCTCACCGGGCAAAGGAAGTGATAAGGTAACGAGGATGCACATGGTTGCGCCGTTGTTTGAAGCGGGTATGGTATGGGCACCGGAAGACAAGAAGTTCGCTGATGACGTGATTGAGGAAGTAGTTTCGTTTCCTAATGGTGACAACGATGACTTCTGTGATAGTATGACGTTGGCACTTATGCGTTTTCGTAGGGGTGGTTTTATCTCTCTGGCTGGAGAGGACGACCAGGAAGACGAATGGAGGCCCCGTAAACGGGAGTATTACTAATGGCATTACCACCTAACATGGTCGCACCGGGGCTTGACCTGGATGACACAGCGGGTCTTCCCGACGTAGAAGTTGCAATTGATGCACCGATGGAGTTTCCAGGCGGGGCTGAAGTTATAGAGGATGGCATGGGAGGCGCGACTGTCCAGCCCATGAACTTTCAAGAAGAGATGATGGCTCAAGAGGAGTTGATTCCGTTTGACGCTAACCTAGCAGAGTTCATGGATGAGGGCGATTTAGGCGCGTTATCCAGCGAATTACGGGGTTTATACGAGGATGACCTAGAATCACGGTCAGAGTGGGAAGAGGCGTATGTCAAGGGGCTTGACCTGCTTGGCATTAAGATGGACGAGCGGTCTACTCCGTTTGAGGGCGCGTCTGGTCTTACTCACCCGTTGGTTGCGGAAAGTGTCACACAGTTTCAGGCTCAAGCGTACAAAGAGCTACTGCCCTCGGGCGGCCCAGTTAAGACTGGCGTGTTGGGGGCTAAGACTCCCGAGCGTGAGGCGCAGGCTACTCGCGTAAAAGACTTTATGAACTACCAGATCACGGAAGTTATGGAAGAGTATGATCCAGATATGGACCAGCTTCTGTATTATCTCCCGTTAAGTGGATCGACATTCAAGAAAGTTTACTTCGACGCTACTCGGCAGCGGGCTGTTGCTAAGTTTATTCCTGCGCAGGATTTGGTTGTACCTTATTCCGCGTCTGATCTGACCACGGCCAATCGAGTTACGCATGTTCTGCGTATGGATGAGAACGAAGTTCGTAAGTTGCAGGTCTCGGGCATGTACCGTGACGTTGACTTACAGACCTCGGACAATCTTGAAGAGAACCCTGTTCGCCAGAAGGTAAACGAGCTTGAGGGCTTATCTAAGAACTATAGCGAAGATGTGCTGACGATCCTTGAGATCCACGCTGATCTGGACATTGAAGGCTTTGAGGACATCAACCAAGAGACTGGTGAGCCAACTGGCATTCGTCTTCCGTACATTGTTACGCTTGACGAAAGCTCTGGGCAGATCCTTTCTATCCGTCGCAACTACGCAATGGACGATATGCTACGCCGCAAGCGGCCTTACTTTGTGCATTACAAGTTTACCCCTGGATTGGGATTCTATGGCTTCGGAATGATCCATATGATTGGTGGCCTCGGTAGAGCCGCTACAAGCCTCCTACGACAGCTTATAGACGCTGGAACCCTAGCTAACCTCCCCGCAGGCTTTAAGGCCCGTGGAGTGCGTGTACGGAACTCTGACGAGCCGTTGCAGCCAGGAGAGTGGAGAGACATCGACGCGCCAGGAGGGAGCATCAGAGACGCTATTGTACCTCTGCCCTACAAAGAGCCATCAGCTACACTGGCTCAGATGCTTGGCGGTTTGGTTAACGATGGGCGTAGGTTCATCTCTCTGGCCGATCAATCTGTGTCTGATATGGGTAAAGACACCCCAGTAGGAACTACGGTTGCTATGTTGGAGCGCGGCATGAAGGTCATGTCAGCAATCCATAAACGGTTGCACTACGCTCAGAAGACAGAGTTTCGTTTGCTGGCGCGTATCTTCGCTGAAAATCTACCTCCGATGTACCCTTACGAAGTAACAGGTGCACCGCAGGAGGTTAAGGTCGAGGACTTTGACGCCCGGATCGACGTCCTCCCAGTCTCAGATCCGAACATCTTTTCGATGGCTCAGAGGGTTACTTTGGCCCAGACTCAGCTACAACTGGCTCAGTCGAACCCAGAGATGCACAACCTTCACGCCGCTTATCGTCGGATGTATCAAGCGTTAGAGGTGCAAAACATAGACGAGGTTCTACCACCGCCTCCACCACCACCGCAGCCTACTCCTCAAGATCCGGCCATGGAGAATGGTGGGATGCTTATGGGTCAGCCCCAGCAGGCGTTTCCAGAGCAGGACCACGAAGCTCACATTGAGGCTCACATGTCTCTTCTTTCACTGCCTATGGTACAGGAAGCTCCGCCGGTTATGGCGGGACTACACAGCCACATCTTGCAACATATCGGTATGGCGGCCCGTGAGCGGGTGGACAGAGAGATGAAGTCCTTGGCGGAAGAAAGCACGATGCAACAGGTTGATCAGATGAAGGTCTCCATGGAAGAGCAAGGCCAGCAGTTACAGCTTATGGTGCAGACTGGAGCTATTGATTCGGCCACGGCACAGCAGATGGCCCAGCAGCAGCAACAGCAGATGCAACAACAGATGCAGCCTCCTGAACAGTTTGCTCCAGAGCAAGTTGAGTCTCGGGTTGCGCAGGTTGAGGTTGAGTTGATTAAAGCTCTTATGCCTATGATGACTGCGGGTACTGAGGAGGAGGATCCATTGGTTGGTATTCGCATGCAGGAACTTTCTATCAAGGAGATGGAAGCCCAGCATAAGTTAGCGATTGATCAAGCTAAGTTGGAACTTGACGGGATGAAGATCGAACAGCGGGCCGTGACAGACGCTGCTCGATTGGAGCTTCAAGAGCAGGTTGCCGATGATCGTAGCGATGTTAATCGAGAACGTATCGATGTTCAGCGTCAAGCGATGGAGCAAAGAAATGCCAATCAAACTGGAGAATAGTCAAAGGTTTCCTGGAGAGTTCCGAAGGCGTTAGAGCATGATTGAAGTATTGGCCCTTGCTGGTATGGTTACCAAGGTTGCTGGAAGCATAAGCTCTGCTATTAAAGCAGGCAAAGACATTAATGAACTTATGCCTGCCTTTGGAAAACTTGCTGAGATTGAATCCGAGATAAACCTAGCAGAAAGTGGAAAACATAAAGGTCCACTCCGCCGACTTAGCTCTTCAGAGCAAGAGGGTTTTGCCATCGCATCTGCACGTATGGCGCATAAGAAAGCCTTAGAGGAACTAAGGTCGTTGTGCAGAAGTGGCCCCACTGCGGAACCGGGGTTGTGGGATATGGTTGTTCACGAAACAGCACAGGCAAGAAAAAGGCACAAACTTGCGTTGGAAGAACAAGCTGATAAACGCGACAAGATTTTTTGGATTCTTTCTATAGTTTCTATTGGGCTTTTGATTGCGGTGGGTACAGGCGGTCTGATTTGGGGCGCGGCATTGTGGGCAGGGAGTAATAGGTAATGGATGAATTTACACGGGCGGATGTAAATAACAGCGGGGCCATCGAGAGAAATGAATGGGCTTTGCTTGAGTTAGATGACCGTCGTAAACGGATCGATGACGAAGACCTGAAGCGCAACGCTGAACGGCGCTATACAGGGTTCGCACTAGCAGGGATGTTGATTTACCCGTTTATTATCCTGTTGGCGTCTGTGCTGGGGTTTGACAAAGCGGCTTCTCTTATAACAGATATAGCTAGTGTATACGTTATTGCGGCCAGCGGAGTTGTTGCTGCGTTTATGGGCTTTAATGCTTACTCCGCCAAGGCTGACAACAAGAAGGCTTCTGTGTCCTATGACGATAGGGTGATAGAAAAATGAATTTAATACAAGGTAACGTGACCATAAAGGAGATAGTGTAATGTCTAAGCCGATTAAAAAAGTTATAAAGGGTTTGAAGAAAGCTTCGAAACTCCACGCGGGCCAAGCTAGGACTTTGCAGAGAGTGTTGAGGACAAACAAGACCGTTAAGAAATGAGCCTGTTTAGTTCTTTAATAGGTCCAGTTACAGGGATCCTTGACAAGGTTATTCCTGACTCTGACATGAAAGCCAAGCTGGCGCATGAGATAGCGACCATGTCCGACACCCACGCCCAGCAAGCCCTGTTAGCTCAGTTGGAGATCAACAAGGCTGAAGCGGCGTCTGGTAGCTTGTTCAAGGGCGGATGGCGCCCGTTTGTGGGGTGGATATGTGGTTTTGCGTTGCTGTACCACTTCATACTTTGCCCGTTGATTATATTTGTGGTAACCATTTCGGGAGCAGAAGTACCACCGCTGCCTGAGTTTGACATGGGGAGTCTGATGACAGTGTTGTTAGGTATGCTTGGAATTGGCGGTTTAAGAACCTACGAAAAGAAATCTGGGTTAACTAAGTAAGGAGTTTACAAAATGAAATGGTTATTGGCTTCTTACTGGTGGATGCTGTTGACGGGGAAGAAGGCCCCGTCCAAACGCGGACGACCCAAAGGTTCTAAAAACAAACCCAAAAAACGAACTTATAAAACAAAGCCTAAGTAATGTGGGTGCTGGTCTGGATGCAGTTTGTTGTGGGCGTACCTTTGGAACACTTTCAATTAAACAGCTTTGAGAGTAGAACGGTATGTGAACTGTACAAAGAACAGGCAAAGGTTATGGTAACAAGTAACAATATGGCGGTTGCTTGTTTGAACGTGAGGATAGAACAATGACTTTTAAACTAAGTGCACGGAGCGAGGGCAAGCTGGAGGGCTTAGATCCACGGCTTGTCGCGGTTGTTAAATCGGCTATTCATAGATCCAAGATCGACTTTGGCGTGATCTGTGGTATGAGAACCTTGGAAGAACAGCGAGAGCTTGTTGAGAAGGGCGCATCACAGACGATGAAGTCCAAGCACCTACAGGGCTATGCCGTAGACCTAATGGCTTATATTGGCTCCAGGGGAAGCTGGGAACTCAATTTGTATGATGATATAGCAGACGCTATGGCTGAAGCTGCTAGGGAAATAGATGTCCCCATCAGGTGGGGAGCGGCATGGAACGTGTCTAACATCGCTCAGTTTACTGGTGACATGGAAGATGCTATGAATCACTATATCGATGAAAGACGATCACAGAATCGCAGACCGTTTATAGACGGACCACACTTTGAACTTATGGTTTAGGAGAAATGACATGTCTGAATTAGCGCCAAAAAAATCAACAAGACCCAAATCACGCAAGAAGAAAAAAATGTCTGACGTTGATAAAGCGGTTATTGAGGCCATGAATTATGGCCGCCCTCGTGGGACTGTTTACATTGACGACACTGGTGAGGAACGTATGCCTGAGAGCGATTTTAAAGACGGTGGCCTCGTAGGCAACCAAAGTAAACTTGACAAGAACAACGATGGACAAATATCTGGAGCGGATTTCAAAATGATGAAGAACGGCGGTAGAGTTAAGGTCAAAGGCATGGCTAAAGGTGGCCGTGTCAAAGCCAAAGGCATGGCAATGGGCGGTAAGGTCAAAGCCAAAGGCATGGCTAAAGGTGGCCGTGTCAAAGCTAAAGGCATGGCGATGGGCGGTAAGGTCAAAGCCAAAGGTATGGCGATGGGCGGTAAGGTCAAAGCCAAAGGCATGGCGATGGGCGGTAAGGTCAAAGCCAAAGGCATGGCAATGGGTGGCAAGGTCAAAGCTAAAGGTATGGCAATGGGCGGTAAGGTCAAAGCCAAAGGCATGGCAATGGGTGGCCGCGTAAAAGCTAAAGGCGCGGCGATGGGCGGCGCAGGATTCGGCGCGGCTCGTTCTTCAGGAAAAGCGATAGTAACCTATTAATGGCCTTTCTACAAAGTAACATCCCGCACTTTAAGTGCTGGGTGCGGCGTGAGTACACACACAACCATACTGCGTACCACGGAGAGTTTTTACATGCGATGGCGATTGGCGTCACCACCATGCCGAACCGATGCCTGAGTTTTCAGGTGATTTTTACTGGCTGCGAAGCGGACATCGAGGGTATACCTAATGTCCATGGCGGAGCTATGTGGGCGAGAATGCCCATCACGGCTTTAGTAGGGGACACTCCATTTGAAGAGTGGCCGGAGCCTATGCCTGTTCATGCGGCGCAACCTTGGGACTGCTCGTCCCGTACACACGCTGTATACCAGATGGACAGAACTACACCCTGCCCTTGGATGGCGAAGGTAGAGAGCGAGTTCTACCCTGCCAAATATATGTTTACCGTAGACTACACGGACAGTGAAATTGCGGATGATCCGGCACAACATAAACAAAGTCACGTTTTAGAACTGCTCGATGCTGGTCCATATACTGGAAACATTGTTGCTTTGCCGAATAACCGTGTGCGAGTAACTCACCCTGCTTGGTTTGAAACAGGGGAAGGTGCTCCAGACTTTAGACCGTCTCAACACATCCATTACTCCAAGTCAGATTTGGACTATACGTTGGATGTTAATCGAGTGTTTGACAATTTGTATCATGATAGCTCTGAGGAAAAAGAACCCGAAGGAGATAATTCGTAATGGATGTTGTTGATTTTGCAAAACACATGTATAAGGTACTACGAGAGCGCGAACAAGATATTGCAAGTGCTCTCGGAAACGATGCTGCCAAAGACTGGGAGCAATACAAACTCATGGTAGGTGAGATACGGGGCCTTACCTACGCTCGTGAAGAAATAAAAGCCCTGCTGGAGAGAACCGCAGACGATGTCGAAGACTTTATATCTTCCTGATCACGTCGCGCAGAAAATGAACAAGGACACAGAGAAGGCTCCGGCCCCCTCGTCCGATGTGCATAGCGCGTATGTTGACGCCACTGAGAAGGTGTTGGACCCTTCCCTACTAGAGAAACCCCTTTTGCAACGACTACCACAGCCTACGGGCTGGCGTTTACTGGTGATGCCGTATCAAGGCGCGACCAAGACGCAGGGCGGGTTACACATCCCAGATGAAATTCGAGCCCGTGAGGCTGTAGCTACTGTTGTAGCTTACGTTCTGAAGTTAGGCCCTCTCGCCTATAAGGACCCGGATAAGTTTGGCGCCGACAGCGCACCCTGGTGTGCTGAAGGTCAATGGGTGTGTATCGGTCGTTATTCAGGGTCACGTTTTAAGATTGACGGTGGAGAGGTTCGTATCATTAACGATGACGAGGTTATTGCCACCATTCTTGAACCCGACGACATCAAGCAGGTTTAGGAGAACAAAATGAGTGAAGAGCAACTAGACCAAGAGGTCCTTGAAGACGAGGGTGTTGAGGTTGAGATAGATGTTCCTGAAGAAGAAACGTCTACGGAAACCGTTGAGGTTGAGGGTAAAGAACCTGAGAAGGAACCTGAAGACGAGCTTGCAAGCTATAGCAGCAAGGTTCAAAGCAGGATCAAGAAGCTCACCGAGAAATATCGGAACGAGGAACGTGATCGAGAAGAAGCTGTTCGCATGGCGCAACAGTTACTTACCGAGAACACTCAGCTTAAAAGCCGTATGCAGAACTTAGACAAAGGTTATTTGACTGAGTACGGCACACGTTTGGACAGCCAAATGGGTGAAGCGAAGCGCCTTTATAAAGAAGCGTATGAGGCTGGTGACGCGGACAAGATGATGGAAGCCCAAGAGGGCCTGTCAAAAATGTCCATTGAACAAGAGCGTTTACGGATTGCTAAACAGCGGTCTGAGGACAAAGTTGCTGTTGAACAGCAGCAGCCTCAAGGGCAGCAAGTGCAGCAGCCCGCGCAACAGCAACAGCAACAGCAACCTGCTCCGACTCCTGACCCTAAAGCAGAGGCTTGGGCCGAGAAGAATGAGTGGTTTGGTAACGATGAGGTTATGACTTATGCCGTCTTCGGTATCCATCGTAAGATGGTTCAAGAAGAAGGAATTGACCCCAACGGAGAAGAATACTATAGTGAAGTTGATCGTAGGATGCGTGTGGAGTTTCCACACAAGTTCAAAGCGAAACAATCGGGCGGAGCACAGGTCGCACCTGCTGGCGCTTCAGCTACCCGCAGTACAGCTAAAACAGGGCGCAGGTCGGTGAAGCTCTCACCATCACAAATTGCGATGGCGAAACGATTAAACGTACCGCTTGAAGAGTATGCAAAGTTTGTGAAGGATTGATAGAATGACTGATAGAAAACCGCGCGAAAGCGCAACCCGCGAAGTAGAAACGCGCCGTAAACCATGGGCCCCGCCCAGTCGCTTAGAGGCACCTCAACCCCCTGCGGGTTATGTGCATCGATGGATTCGAGTCGCAATGCGTGGTGAAGAAGACAAGATGAATGTCAACACCAAGCTGCGCGAAGGATGGGAACCCGTTCGTAAGGACGAGTATCCAGACTACGAAGCTCCTACTATTGACGAAGGTCGGTATGAAGGAGTCATCGGACAAGGTGGACTTATGTTGTGTCGAATACCTGTAGAAACCGCCCAAGAACGATCCGCGTATTACGGGACCCGGACCCGCGAACAGATGGTAGCAGTTGATCAGGACCTAATGAAGGACCAACATCCTTCAATGCCGATATCTAATAATCGGCAAAGTCGTGTATCCTTCGGAGGCACAAGAGGTGACTCCGAGTAACTTTTGAGGTGCTATTATGGCAAATTCTAACGGATCCTATGGGCTTCGTCCTGTAGGTAAACTTGGTCAGGCGACCAATTCTACCGGTATGACAGAATATCGCATAGCTTCAGACAACTCCAACCCTATCTTCCAAGGCATGGCGGTTATTCCGTTGGCTGCGGGCGTGATTGACGATCTACAGGCTGCGGCCGGTGGTAACGTGTCAATCGTTGGTGTGTTTGGTGGCTGTGAGTTCGTCTCGTCAACTACTGGTGAGACCGTCTTTTCCAACAACTGGCCCGGTTCTGGCGCGGATTCTAATTTCCCCGTCAAAGCCTTTTTGTATGATGATCCAAATCAACTGTTCACCATTGCAACATCTAATGTTGTGGCCGGTCAGAACACTGAAGCGGAAATTCTTACATCTGTGTTCGCAAACATCGCGTTTGCAACAGGCAACAGTGGTTCTACAACTACTGGTATTTCTTCTGCATCCGCAGATTTAAATACAGTCGCAGCTACCAACACTTTGGCACTCCGTATTATGGGCATACAAAATGACCCAGACAATTCGGATTTCACTGTCGCTGGCATTCCATTAATCGTTCGTATCAACAACCACTTCAATGCGCCTACTGGTTCCATTGCTGCTGGCACTGTTGCTACGACCGGCGTATAAGGGGGACTAACATATGGCTATTTCACGCGCACAACTAGCGAAAGAGCTTGAACCAGGTCTCAACGCCTTGTTTGGTATGGAGTACAGTCGTTACGAAAACCAACACGGCGAGATCTACACAACTGAATCATCAGACAGAGCGTTTGAGGAGGAAGTTATGTTGGCCGGATTTGGCTCGGCACCTACAAAATCTGAAGGTTCCGGCATTTCGTTTGACGATGCTAACGAAGCATATACAGCTCGTTACAACCACGAAACCGTTGCGCTTGCGTTCTCTATAACAGAGGAAGCAATCGAGGACAACTTGTACGACCGTCTCGGCAGTCGTTACACACGCGCCCTCGCCCGCTCAATGGCCCACTCTAAGCAGGTTAAAGCCGCTGCGGTACTGAACAATGCGTTCGCCGCTGGTGCATCTGCTGGCGGAGACGGTGTTGCACTTTGCGCCACTGATCACCCGCTTACAAACGGTGGAACTTTTGCCAACGAACCATCAACTGCTGCTGATTTGAACGAAACTTCTTTGGAAGACGCTCTTATCAACATCGCTGGTTATGTTGACGAACGTGGCTTGAAGGTCGCTCTCCGCGGCATGAAGTTGATGATCCCACGGCAATTGCAATTCGTTGCAGAGCGCCTGATGGTCTCCAACCTTCGCGTCGGTACTTCGGACAACGACACTAACGCAATTCGTTCAATGGGGATGTTACCTGAAGGCTATGCCGTCAATGACTTCCTTACTGACCCAGATGCGTTCTTCATCAAAACTGACGCGCCTCGCGGCTTTGTTCACTTTGAGCGGACTCCGCTTTCCACTAACATGGAAGCAGATTTCGACACAGGGAACATGCGCTTCAAGGCACGGGAGCGTTACAGCTTTGGCTTTAGCGACCCACGTTGTGTGTTCGGCTCACCTGGCGCATAACTAAAAGTCTATCTATAAGAGGGGGCTGCTTCGGTGGCCCCTTTCTTTTTGTTTTAGAACCGTGTACTGTTTGGGCATCCCTGACAGTCGCAATGGGCGGCTGACTTAACCCTGACAGGAGATTCTCATGGGTAATTCTACTTTCTCAGGACCAGTGCGTTCTGAAAACGGCTTCCAGCAAGTCACTAAAAACACAACAACTGGTGCAATTACACCTTCCCAATTTGCGTTGCAGACGATTGCCACCACAGGCAACAATGTCGTTGACACAAGCACAGGCACAGCGGCAGGTGCAAACAACGCCAGCCTAGACACTGGCGCAACAATCTTTGGTATCGTGCCAAATGCAATTGGTGCTGGAGTTCCAGCCGCTGGTACAAATCACTTTGTGAGCAAGGTTGATGGCACCATCGTATCCAC